AAGCGGCATAGACCGCTCCTAATTTTCCAGCTTTTGCTGTCAATTTACTTCACCTCTAATCATTATCATTAACTATTTTTTTATGCTCCTGACGTATAAGTATACGCACCAGTACCCTGAAAACTAACTGTTGCAGTTACTAAACCCTCTACTACACTCGAAATGCTAATACTTGCAACCAATACATCACCAGTATAATTTGGTGTAGCTGCTCCAACCAATAAGACCAGTTCTCCACTATCACCTTCTTTTACTGTATTAGCTGCATCCCAATTTAGTTCACAACTTGCAGTCCAGCCATCACAACCACCTATAAAAGTTTTGTGTCCATTATCACCGTAATCAGTTGTTGGTAACATATCAGCCGCACCGTCTAAACTCCAACTTTTTACACCTGCTGTTAATCCATCAAAAGTTACGCTTCCGCCTTTTCCTGCTACTTCACTCAATTAAATCACTTCCTTTCTTTTTTTTATTTTCTTACTACTTTTTTTCTTGTTAACCTTTTTGAACATACCTGTCCGTAAAAACTTATCTATTTTCTTTTGGTCACGTTCATCAATAATATCCCCTCGCTTTAAATTTCCTGCACCAATTACCCACATTTCTGTGTTCATGGTATATTTTAATTTCATAACCTTACTCCTTATTCCCTTGTTACAAAATTCTGTTTAAGCATTATATCCATATCTATTTCAACCCCTCGAAAGGGATAATTCTCAAATGTAAAGCGTGTATTTGGTAAACTGTAAGTAATACATTCGCCGTCTAAATCCACATTTGCACCCAGGGCTTTTTTAATATCATAATCAACGTCTAATATACCCTTTGTAGTGGCATCACCAACTATTTGCTTATCTATATCCATAACCTTTATATAGGCAAATATAGTCATACCAAATCCTATTTCTATTCCATGCGGCATGGTGACATCTCTCTCAGGTGCATTAGTCGGCTCTAAAAAGATACAAGGGAAATTACTGGTTGGAACATCTGAACGAGTGCCGGCGTATACTTTTTTTATATATACTTTTAACACGTCATCAGCTTCTAAAATGGATTTTACTTTATTAAAAATGGTTTCTAATTTCATCTAATTATTTCTCCCAAATACTCGGTAAAGATTTTTACTATGTTTTTATCGTCTTCGCTCTGGAATAATAAGAATTTTCGTTTAGGTATTTTGACTTTTGTTTTGCCAAACATTCTAACAGTCCCGCCGGTCTGGTGTATTCCCATATAACCTACATCCGTTCCTATTTCTACCTGTTGATTAGATATCACTTTGTAATCTATAGAACCCTTGCCCCTTCCGGTATCCTGTAATATCTTTGCACCCTTGCCATGTTTACGCCTCATTGCTAAAGTCATATCTGATAATGGTGTCCATTTATCCGGTCTACCTTCTGCCCTAAAGTTCTTGTCTATTGATCCAACCATTAATATCCCGGCACGTTTTAAAGGTATTCTTAAATCTTTTCCCTTATCTCCTGCTTTCTTTAGTAGTGCTTTAATCTGTTCGTTATTCTCTATTTCAAAAGAAAATACTGCCCCACCTTTAGCAATCATCGGCATCATTCAAATCAGCTAATTTATCAACATCAATATCCCAATGGATTTCATCTCTTTCATCAAAGGTTGGTTTGTATCCTTTAGTGGTAGATTGTATTTCATTAACTTCTACGGTAATTCCTTCAATCTGTGTAGTGCCATTTGCAATAGATTTTAAGGTTTCCTTCGCTTCTTTGTATCTATCAATCCAATCGTTTATAGATGGTGTATTTCCTGCATATAGACCACGCATAACAAAATAAGAAGCTATATCTTCTGCAAGTGATTTTATGATATCAGGTAAAGGACTGGCTGCATCTATAGCATTTAACATATCCACACTAAATGCAGCCCTCACTTCGGCATCACCTTTTACAATAGCTTTAGTGGTTAATGCTTCGGCTACATCAGCAGCAACCATGTTTATATTTGTTAAAATGTCGGTTCTTTCGCAAAAAGCAGTCATAAGCTCTCTCCTTTAACTTTTCTTTTTCTTTAATTTCATTTGGTGTGCTTTTGCTTCTTTTCTACTTTGTGGCTCAAATCCAGTTCTTGCTACTTTCAAAACACTATCCCAACCCAATCCAACCTTTTTCCTATTACTTAAACCTTTCTCCCTTTTGGCTCTACGTTCTGCTTTATTTTTTGCCATTGATTCACTCTTTAACATTTCTTTTCTCCCCCGTTAATTCTGGGGATACCCGTTAAGATATCCCCATTATATTTTCTAATTTAAGCTACAGTTGTCAATGAAGGTACATAAACACTCGCATCAGCTCCTGTAATAATGTTTCGTGCAGCATAAGTTAAGTCAATAACATACGAATTTGCTCCGAGAGCTTCACCACTTATACCAAGATTATCATAACAATTAAATACACTAGCAGCTCTTGTATCAATTACTTTATCTGCTACTTGTATTTCATTTCTTGCGATAGTTCCGCGAGACATGGCTCCTGCTACAGTTGCTACACCGGTTATGACTATTCCGTTATCTGCTCCGCCGATTATTTTATTATCAACTATTTCCATACCACTTGCATCGCCTGCACCAACATCAATAACATCACCACTAAATGCACCAAACAATTTACAACCTATAATTTTCGCCATAGGACTTGCTGTAATGTCGATGAAACTAGGAGCTGTTATTGCACCCCAGACGCCAATCCCTACACAATTTATGAATTGTACACCTGAACTTGAAGACGCTATAGTAATAATATCGCCATTTGCCTGTGGGAAGAAATTCATATTAATAAATCTCGTTCCATAATTATCGGCATTTGCAGGTACATGATTTCCAAGTATACCTGCTCCTACATAAGCATCACAACTTCCAACACCGATTACATCACATTTGTTAGGGAAAATTACTAAATCCTCATCAAGTCTATCAGCTTTGACAAAGATAGTATTTCTTGATGCGTAACCTTTTTCGTCAGCATTTGCGATACTTGCATTACTTGCTGTGATTGCAGAGGCTAAAGTCTTTTTTGCTTTATCCCAACTTAAACCGTCTTGTGTATCAAGCCCAACATTTCCCTCTACATAATATACTTTACCTTGTATGGCCGGCATACCCAATCCACCGTATAAATCAATTCCGTTTACGCTGATTGCTTTAAATACGCTTTTTCTTCTAAATTTATCAATTCCCATATTAAACACTTCCTTTCTTTTAATCTTTTAGAGGGCAGATATAAAAACCTGCCCTCGTTGTAATTTCTAAGTTGTTTTAAGCTATAGCTGTTTGGATCAGATAACCACAATCTACAGAAACAATTTCCTCATCCTGTATTTGCGATACTTCATACCAATCTGAATGTCTGGTTTCAATCCTTGCAGTTCTTGTTTTATTTTTACCAACTTTAAAAGTATAACCAAGTGTAAATTTCTTTAATCCAGGTTTACTTTCTACATAAGCTAATATGGCATTTTTACCCCATAAATAACTATAGCTTGCAGTCTGTCCTTCGTTGGCTGTGTTATAACCGGACTGTCCAATAATAACCTTTTCTACTTCAAATAAGTCTGCTAACATTGCAGCAGTAATTATACCTTTGCTAGTATATTTAAAGCGGTCAATAACGTCTGGATGATGTTTCAGTTGGTTATAAACCTGAACACCCAATAACAGAGTATTTGGATAACGGAAAATCTTACCATGAATGGTTTCTTTACCGGTCTCAATATCTCCAACAGGATTAGAGTTAACATAATCAGACCATAAATCAGTTCCGGTAAGTGCAGTATAATTGGTTAATACAGTTTCATCGGTTAATATATCAACAATTCTCTTTTCTTGTGCAAGTGCATTTATATCAGTCAAAAATTCAACAGTATCAACTTTTAAATTTAGTGGTTTATCTGCATTAGCTTTTTCCCGGTCATCAACTAAATCGTTTAAGGCATACTCTTTGCATGAATAACTATCAGTTGTAACGGTCCAATCGACTGTTTTACTTTCTGATTTAGGCGCTCTTAAATTATTAGGCACTCTAAATCTATCAGCTTTTGAATTATATTTATAGTATATATCACTTTCTTTTTTAACGGCTACTACTGGCATCATTTCAAGTCCTACAAATTGTGCGTTTCTGTACATCTCAGAAACATTGCTCAGTATTTTGTCGGTATGTACGCTTCCTACGTCTGGCATATTATATCACTTCCTTTCAATTATTATTTTTTATCCGGCATGAGAAGCAGTAGAATAAGCATGGATAACTAACACTTCGATTATATCGTTTTGCGCTCCTGATGCTTCTAGTGCCATTGCACCACAATATTCATCAGCTGCATCGCAAACTTCACCTAACCCGGTAGAAGTCGAAGTCAGCCATTCCCCTTCATCACACGCTTCATTCATTTTTAATTTACTAGTTCCTAATGTTCTAACTAACGCAGCCTTATCTTCGGCATCTGGTTTATTCTGTAATATTCCTACAGATACACCATTTGCACCACAAGCAGACGCTTTCCCATCAGCATCTAAACACATAAAATAAAACTGTGCGGAACTTAAATCAGCATCAGCTTTGAAAGTTAAATCTTGAATTCCAGCAGATTGACTCATTTGTTAACACCTCTTTTCGGTTTATATTTTTTTGTTTATTATTTATTCAGTATCATCTAAGCAGGCCTTTACAGCATCGCCATAATTAACGCCTTTGTGTTCATCCATATATTTCTGGACTTTTATTTCGTTTTTGCTTTCGTCATTTTCTTTGTTATGTTCTTTATCTTTGCTTAATTCTGCAAACATTGAGTCTGCAAAGTTTGGTTGCAAGTCAACAAATTTCATAAGCATATCTCGTTGTGATAATTCTGTTTCTTTCTCATCTACGGTAAACTTAATAACCTTATCATCAGATACAGACTCCATAAGAGTCATTAATACATCTTTTTGTTTTGGCATAAACCGCATGGTTTTTTCTGAACAATTAGACTCAATATAAGTCTTAATTTCAGCAGTTCTTTTTTCTGACTGTACTTTCGCAAGCTCGTCTGTTTTCTCTTTTGCTTTGGTCTGTTCAGCTTCAAATTTTGCTTTGTATTCATCGGATGCTTTCTTTGCTGTTTCGATAACTTTCTTATCCTGTTCAAGTTTCTCAAAATCTTCTACTGCGACAAACTTTTTTCCGTCTACCTCTGTTACTTTAATTCCATTTGGCATGATATACACACTCCTTTCTTTGGTTTTTTGATTATGGGGTTGACCTGGTCCAGGGCGTTCT